TTCTTTCCCATTTTAAGGGGTTTAAGGTCTGCTACAATGCTAGGCTTTTTCTCTGCTGTTTTGCTCAGCTTTGCTACGATGATGTTGAGGTTTGCAATTTCTTCATCCTTTGCAACCAGTTCCTCTTCCAATACTGCTAGGCGAGCCTCTGTTGTGGGGTCTAGTCTAGCAGGAGCTGGCGTTGGGGTTGGTACTTGCTTGGCTGTTTTCCTGGGTCTCTTCGTAGCCATGGTGGTGGGTAATAGTGGGCGGCGGCGTAATGCCGCCGCCCTGGGGTGACTTATTGGGTTTCGGTGGTTTATGCCTGGTCGTTCACAACTGCTACCTCATCACGCAAGAGCGTAATTTGTACACCAATTTTGAAATCCATCCAGTACAACAGTTCGCGCACTTGCTGCTCAAAGTTGAAGTTTGACCAGTCACTGAAACTGTCAAATCCAATGTGCAGGTTCTCGCGCGGGATCATGATAATCCGGTCACTGTTGCCCATACCCGCAACCGGGATAATGGTGGTATTACCGGCTCCCTGGCGGTAGCGAATACCAGTGTACCCAGCAGCACCCAGTTGTACGTATGCCGCATCGCTGTTAGCATGTACAACATCCATGGCAGCCACGTACTTGTCGAAGTTTGCGTAACTCATGAAGATGTCAGTGCCTACTGCTTTGAGCTCAGGAGAAACCTGCGCGTACATGAGCTTTAGGTTGTCGAGGATGTTGGCCTCTGTGATCGCACCAGTGGTAACTGGCGTGAGGTCGGTGGCGGTGATGGCGTCCGCAATGATTTTTAGGAAGCCATCAAAAGTGATGTTCATGGCATCACCCTCTGCCAAGGCTGTCTCTTTTTTGTCTGATTGCCATACAGCATTCTCAAACTCTTGGTTAAGCTTGCGGAGTAGGTTCTCGACAGTGTAGCGCTCTAGCGGCCACTCTTGGTGGTTGAAGCCGTTACGACGCAAAAAGCCGAGGTAGGTATCCTCCATTTCCTGGGGGATTTCCTTGTGCTCCACCTTGTTGGCGTTCGTTTCCAGTACTACTGGTACGAGCTGATTAGTGTCGGATGGGTTGAAGTTTGCAAAGTAAGCCTTTGCGAGCGTCAGCATCTTTTGCTCCGTCCAGACCTTTTTCCCCTTTACTCCTTCGTGAAGAGTTGCCAAGGAGGCAGTCCGAAAACCGTAAAACAATTTGCTGAAGATTTCGTCGGAGATCTCCTCGGTGAAAGCCTTATAGCCGGCTACTAGGCTGTAATCAGTATTTGCCATTTTAGTTTATGGTTGGTGATTATCGGCGAGTTTGCCGGGTGATTACTTGCCGCTCAGGCGAGCAGCAATGCGTTGATTAATTGGGTTTAAGGCGTAGGCAGGAATATCTGCACCAGTTTCGGCTGCTTCCTTTTCTCCACCAGTCTCTTCGGCTGTTTCGGTAGCTTCGAGGGCTTCAAGGCGTGCCAGTAAATCTGCGTTTTGCGCTTGCAGGTTGGTAATGGTGGCGTTTAGCGGCTCAATGGCTGCAAGGACTTCGTTGCCGACAATGGTGACGATCTGAGTAGCAAGGGTTGCGCCCTCCTCGGCGGCAGTCTGCTCTTCGGCGGCGCTTTGCTCCTCGGTTGCTTCCGTTGCACCTGCGTCCGCGCCCAGATCATTGGCTGCGGTTCGGTTGTCGAGCTCGGCGTTAACATCTTCAAGGGGGGCGTTAGGGGCCATCCCCAGATACGTCCGGATTTTGGACATAGTTGTGGTACTCATATTAAGAGTAGTTTTTGGCCGCTTCCGCGAGCCGGGTTAGTGAGAATTGCAGCGTGCCGATTGAATCGACCAGGCCACGTTCTTGTGCTTCTTCAGCAAGCCACACACCACCTGCAAGGGTGGTGTCAGCTAATTTTTTATTGATAGGCCTAGCTGCTTGCATCTCTTCCATGAAGATGGCGTCGAGGGCGTTTAGCTCGGCGAGGAAGGGTTCCGTGTTTCCGGTGGTCATCCATTCGCGGAAAGCCTTGTTTTTGTCGGGGCTGGTGTCGGCATATACTTCTTCGATCATGTCGCCGTAAAACTTGCGCATAAACTTTGGGAGGCTACGCATGACGCCGATGGATCCTACTCGTGCAGTACGTCCTGCCGCGATGATCTCGTCGGCGTCCATAGTTGCCAGCATGCCTCCAGATGCGGCCAGGTGAGCATAAACCACTACCGGCTTGTTTCTGCTTCGGATAACGTTGCGAATCATCTGCGCGGCAGCGACTTCTCCGCCACCAGTCATAACTTCCAGCAGGATCCCATTCACTTCTGGGTCATTCATCATGTCTGAAAGCGCATCGGCCACAAATACCGAGGTTTCGCTGCGCATCAGTCCAGCCAGGCGGATGTGTGCGGCAGTCATCGGTCGGCCGCTGCCCTGCATCGAGTACGCTGGGGCCATAACCTCCACAACAGAGGTGGCCCTGGCATGCGCGTCGGCCGATACCATCATCTGTTCGACGAGGTACTCGGGGTCAACTAATAGCCTTGCGGAAGGCAGGGACAATGGTGGCAGCGTCGGGGCATTGCTCAGGGTCATGGTGCAATAATCCGGGCAAATACTTCGCGCGGAAAGGACGGACTATTTACGCGAGGCCCGCTTTTGCTCAATGGCTTTTAGCTCAATGTTGAGGCGTTCGGTGCTTATCTTCCCTTGCAGGTGGCGGCGGCGGTAGCGGCGCTCTCTGTTTGCCATGCGGGTCTCAAAGTCTGGCACCCAGTCGCGGATGGTTTCCATCCATAGCTGAAGGTCACGGAGAAAGGTATATATGTTGTTGTAGCTTGGTTTGCTCATCCTTTAGCTGCTTTATTTAGCCGACGATACCCCAGCAGTCGTTTTGCGCTGTAGCCTGACACCGTGATGGCGTTGGCCTGGTTGCCTCCCATCACGTAGATTACATCGTCAATGCGGTTGCAATATATCGCAACATGCCCAGTTCCGGCGCTGGGGCTTCCGCGCCAGAAAATAGCAACGTCTCCCGGCTGGGGGGTGTCTACCTCCTCCCCTACCGTGAGCCAGCTGCGTGCCAGTCCCGGCTTTTGGTGGCCGTCTTCTGCTGGGTTCTCTGCGCAGACGTTCATGGCGATGAGGTGCATAAAACAGGAGCACCAGGCGATAGTGCTGTCGTCTGTCCAGTTAGGAAACAATACCCGCACGGCATCGAGGATGATGGGATTGCTGTCTGGCCCTTTCTTCTCGGCGTGGCCGAGGTAGGAGGCTGCGTTGTGGAGAATTGTGGGTCCTAGCATGTTTATTTTATTTCCCAGGTTTCAATGTGTGTACCTGCTTCAAGATCAAACGAGTTGTCTACGCCTCTGATCTCGCATTCTACCGTACTAGTCGCAGATACGGTAAAGGTTCCCTCAAAAGTTCTTCTGCGTTTTGGTACGCTGTTGAGCAGCAGAATAGTACTGTTGTCTGTTAGTGTATTTGTTAGGCCATCAATGCCTTCTACGATGTCGCCAGATATTGTTCCTGAGTCTGCATCGAATCTAATTTCTGCATTTGTTCCGCTATCGGTGGTGTAGTACACAACCAACCGGAAGCCATACCTTTTTCCAAACTCTGCTTCGAAATCTAGGTCTGTCTCTCTTGACCATCCGCCAGCTGGAAACAAATTGTAAGATGTTGAGACCGCCAGCCCGTCTGATCTGTTGAGCCGCTGGTAATTACCTCCAGCACCGTCTTGATCAACAACCCACACGCTGCCATCTTGATCAGGCAACTCCGAAGGCATGTCAACGTATATACTATTCCCCAAGCGCTGCCGTAAGCCTCCTGCGGTACTTTGCAATCCGTGTGTTTGAGTGCCAAAGAATGTTAGCTCGTCGCGGTCCAATCGGGTGAGGTTGGTGGTAGAGCCGTCGTTGGCAATGTCTAAGCCAGTATCGGTAATCTTCAGCTCTACGGAGGAAGCCGGGGCGTTGCGGATGGAGTTGGAGCCTGTTATGAGGTCTTCAGGTAATGTGTAGATGTCGAGATCCCTTTTCT